CAGAAAATGTTTTAAAAGTTCTTACAGCTGTAAAAAAAGAATTTAATTCTGATTATGCTGTTACTGTTGCAAAAGATGAAATCTTTGATATTCAAACTGCTGACCATTTTAGTGGAGAAGGAATTGTTCAATATGGGTAAATTAGTAATTGCAACTTCGGTTGCACTATTAATGAGTACAACTGCATTTGCAAAAGATTGTAAGTATGTACAAAAAATAGTTATGGATGAAAATAATGTTATTCTTAGTGCAAAGACAGAATACGTCTGTAAAGAATCAAAACCAATTGTTGTTCTACCACCTAAAACATTTAATGAAGTTAAACGAGTTGTTCCTAAAGCCGTATCTTATCAAGATTATGTGAATGGAAACTTTTATAATAATGAAAAAGGTCTTGACTTTTTGTTAAAACTGTTGTATACTGATAAGTAATGAATGGAGAGAATATGTTTAAAATATTAATTGGAATTGTATTGGGTGTAGTGCTTGTCACATACTACCCTCAAATATCTACCACAACGAAACAAATGTTTCTAGATAGTGGTGCTCGTGACGAAATTGTAAAATCATTGAAAGAGGTAAAATAATGAAATATTACGGAGTAGGTGCAATCGCACTATTAATAGGATTAGGTGCATGTGCAAAAAATCCAAACCCATTGGCTGTAATCAATACACCAATGATTAAGTATAAAACAGAAAAGGTTGCAGCTGCAACTTCAAGTATTCCAAAATGGTATAAGACATTACCAAATGAAGCTAATTCAATATATTCTGTTGGTTCTGCAACATCTCCAGACTTACAATTGTCTGTTGATATGGCAGTTCTAAATGCAAAGTATACACTTGCAGATAGGATTAATGGAAGACTTGATGGTATGATGAAAACTTTTATGACAAGGTTGGGAACAGATGAAGATGTATCTGCAACTACAATGTCAGAAGTCGAAAAGGTAGTCAAGAACGTAATCGCATCTGTTGATGTTGCTGGTTATAATCCTAAAGAGATTGAAGTATTTCCAAGTGGCACACAGTTTCGTGCATTTGTATTACTTGAGTACTCAGATACAGAAGCTCGTAAGATTATCATGAATCGTATGATGAAAGATAAGTTAGTGTATTCTAAGATTAAATCTACTAATGCTTTTAAAGAATTGCAAAATGAAGTGAAAAAATCTAAGAAAGAAGATCAAACATCTTCACTAAGTAATATTGAAAAAGAAGTCGGTAAGATTACTGAAGAAAAGACAAGAGTAGTCAAGACTCCTAAATTCAATACTATAACAAGTAAGATGCTATAGTGAGGAAAGATAGACCAAAACAAGGTTTGACTGTTTCAGTTCGTGGAGATGACATCAATGGTGCAATGCGAGTTCTAAAGAAACGTATGCAAGATGAGGGCATCTTCAACGAAATGAGAGAAAGAGTTGGACACAAGACTAGAAGTGAAAGAAGAAGATTAGAAAAGGCTGCTGGTCGTAAAAGATGGTTAAAGAAAATTGATAAATTAAAAGAAGAAGGAAAGTGGCATAATGATTAAGAAAAAACGTAAGCCTATGACAGAGGAACAAAAACTGGCTGCATGTGAAAGACTTGCAAAGGCGAGAGCTGCAAAACCACCAGCAAAGAATAGTTCTATTCATGCATCAGTACTTGCAATTCCAGAGGAAGATATGTTATCTGTAAAGAATGTTCAGAGTTGGATTAAAAACCAAAAAGAACAATTAGTAGAATATCGTGCTTCTGTTCGTAGAGATATTAAAGGTGCAATCGCACAAGTTTCTAACTGTGAGGGTTATATTCGTAACTTGCAATACTATCTTAAACATGGTGATTACTGTGATGATAGATATGGTGCATATCAAGAAAAGAGGGTGTCATGGCAGACGATAACGACAAAGGGATAGTTTTACAAGGGCCTTGGAAAAGAGCAAAAACTGTTAAGAAGTCTCAAACAGAAAAGATATCTAATGATATGGCTTTTGCAGAAGACGTTGCAGAAAGTGTTATGATTCCTATGATTCATGGTCTTTCTGAAAATGGTGTTGATATTAAAACTGATGCATTTGTCAGAGAAGTTGGTTTTATAAATGAAATTGTTAAGTCTGTTATGTATAGAACTATGAACTATCCACACCCAATGACAGCTTTGGTTGATAATTTAATGTTAACTAAAACTGAATCTATTGAAGATGTTTATGCTAGGTTTGATCATGAAAAACTAGAAAAAATGGTTAGTGTATTGACTGACGATAAAAAAGATGATGAATAAAGAGATATTAAAAAATGATAATAATTGATATGAACCAAATCTCATTAGCAAGTCTAATGATGGATATGAGTATGCGAAAGAGTGACGAAGTAGATGAGAATATGGTAAGACATATGATACTCAACTCTGTTCGTTTATATAGAACACAGTTTAATAAAGAGTATGGTGAAGTTGTACTTACTTATGATTCTAGACATTATTGGAGAAGGGAATACTTTCCTAACTACAAAGCAAGTCGTAAAAAGAGTAGAGAAAAAGACAACAGAGATTGGGATAAAATCTTTGGTGTGTTGAATAAGATCAAAGCAGAGTTCAAAGAAAACTTACCATACAAATACTTAGAAGTGTATGGTGCAGAGGCTGATGATATTATTGCAACTCTATGTAAGAATAATCAAGATGAAAATATTATGATTGTGTCTGGAGATAAAGATTTTATTCAGTTACACAAATATCCAAAGGTAAAACAGTATAGTCCAATACTAAAGAAGTTTGTAAAAGACCATAATCCAACTACCTATATAAAAGAACACATACTTAAAGGCGACACTAGTGATGGAGTACCAAATGTTCTATCGCCAGATAATACTTTCGTAGATAGTATAAGACAAAGACCTTTAGGAAGAAAGAAGATTGAGACTTGGTTGGATATACATATAGATGATTTGCCTGAAGAAGTCAAAAGAAATTACCAAAGAAATGATAAACTTATTAACTTAGATAATATTCCTGCTGAATTAGAAAAGGAAATATTAGATGATTATGATGGTGCGACATTTGGTGATAGAAGTAAATTATTAAATTATTTTATACAAACAAGATTAAAAAATCTTACTGAAACAATTGGAGAATTTTAAATGCAAGAAACATACTACCCACTCTTTTCGGAGATACTAGACAAAGTACATAAGGCAAAAACTAAGGATCAGAAGATTGATTTTCTTAAACAATACAAATCAGATTCATTGAAGATGTTTTTGAAAGCTGCGTTTGACCCAAAGATAGAATGGGTCTTTCCAGAGGGAGAAGTTCCTTACACACCCAATGATGCTCCTGCTGGAACGAATCATACGTTATTGATACAAGAATCAAAAAAACTATGGCATTTCATCAAAGGTGCAGATAATAGAACAAAACAACTTCAAAAAGAAAATATGTTCTTTCAGATGTTAGAGGGTCTACACGAAAGTGAAGCAAAACTTCTTGTCAATGCAAAAGATAAAAAGTTACATCAAATCTATAAAGGTTTATCTGCAAATGTTGTAAAGGAAGCATTTGGTTGGGATGAAGATTTCAAAGCTGAAGAATATCCATCTGCTGGTGGACTTGCAAACGGATAATGAAAGTTACCCCTATCTATAGAACTGTATTTTCTCAAAGGAAACCATCACAGACTTGGAAAGTAAGTGATTCGCAACCTTTAGAAAATACAGAAGATAGCCTAGGAAATGACCTCAAAAAACGTAGTGAAAACAAATACTTACGAACACACTTGACATTACCTCAATCTTCTGTTATTATAATTAAGTAAGATAAAGAATAACAGAGAGAAAGAAAATATTATGACTATGATTAAAAAGAAGTTTGAAAAGATTGAAGATGGTATTAACAATATGTTAGATGCTGCTGCACATGACTATAATAGAATGGATTTAACATATAGAACCTCTGATGAGTTTCGTGCTGGGTTTATGATTAAAAAGGGTCAGAAATATATCAAGATTGGTAGAATGTCTAAACATACGCCAGATCGAATGGGTCAAGTTTGGGGTTTTGTTGTTAATACAAATGATGACAAGAAGTTCAAAAAAGGTGATGTTCTAAAGGCTGCTGGATTTAATGCTCCTGCTAGAAATGCACCAAGAGGTAATGTTTTAGAGGGTGGTTTCAATATTAATTGGACTGGCCCAGAATATTTGTAGGAGAATTGAAATGATGTCAATGAATGGTTTTTTACTAATAACTCTTGTAATAGGTTGTGTTATGTTTATTGGATATATGGAAGACCCATGTATCACAGAAGGCTTAAAACAAGGGTGTATGGAATAATGAGTTTGATTCGCATGGCTTCTTTCTCTCTCTCTCATCAAAAAAATGCCATGCGAATCACTTTCCCAAATGAACATATGATGAAAACGTGATGTACTGTAAGTACTTGAAATCATTGGGAAAATTTAGGGGGGTTGACAGACCCCCTTTTTTAGTATATACTATAAGTATAAACAATAAAGAGAGAGAAAAAATAATGGCTTATGTTTCACAGACCGATAAAAAAGAACTTTCAATCGGTATAAAAAAGGTTCTAAAGAAATATAATATGAAGGCATCTATTGCAGTTAACAATCATTCAAGTCTGGTTGTCAACATACAGTCTGGGCCTATTCAGTTTGATTACACTCATGGTGATGGTTATACTCAAGTTAATCCTTATTGGATACACGAACATTATGAGGGTGTTGCAAAAGAGTTTCTAACTGAGTTACTTGCTGAAATGAAAGGTGTAAAGTATTTCAA